ACATTTTTAGCACCTAATTGAGTTGCGATATAGGAGAATATTCTTCCTATATCAAATTCTTGTATAAGAATATCACTTCCTCCAATGATACTGAACATCTGCATCCAAGCATCACTGAAATTACCACCAGGAATTGATCCATCACGAACAATAGTGTCGTAGTTTATAGAGAGAAGATCTGGTGTTACTAATGCACGTCCTTGTTGTGATGGAACTTTTTGCATATACTCACCAAGAACTTTAACATAAAGATCACGTTCCATGTATTGCTGAGTATGAGATGCAAACATATCACCAGTGTCTTGCATGAGTTGCATTGAGATTATCATTGCCATTCTTTGAAGTCTGGATATTGCACTTCCACGAGTTCCTTGAAATTCTCCTTTAGTAAGTCTTTCTGGTCCACCAGATCTTTGTGCTCCCATCATTGATTGATCAGCTCCGGAGATTTTATCCATCCACTGAGTTATATATGCTGAATCTGCAATATGGTTTTGAGTTATGTCTGCTATATTAAGTTGGAAAATTGATTGTTTAATGTCACTGTTGAAAGCTCCTTTTCTAGCCCTGATTATTTTTCCAGGTTGAGGATCTTTAAGATCATCTATATTGATAACTGAAGGATCAACAACAATCATGTCATTGATTGCCTTGCGAACATTAGTGATGTGAGAGTTAAAAAGAAAATCAAGTACTCCTTGAAGTCCTGCAAGAGTCTCAAGTTTACTAATAGGAGTTGAAGTGTATCCATCAAATTCTGGAGCTGAAACTGCAACAGGATACATTCCATGAATATGAGTTAATTTCTCAGCTCTAATGATAACTTCATCAGATGCAAGACAGAAGAGCCATTTTTCAGGATATTCACTTGTTCCAAGTTTCCATTCTTTAGGAATAAGATTAATATACATGAATAATTTATCAACTACATTTGAAGAAGCACTTGGTTCTGTTGATAATGTTGACCTTCCAGAATACTTTTGCTTACGTTGAGATTGATCAAGAGCAAGAGTTGAGAGTTTGTTTTTAACTGAACTTAGGTATTTTACATTGAATAAACCACTGTCAATTTCACGCTCTGCTGAAAGTAAGTTTGGATAATTGTCTTTTTGAATCCATCCTACAAATTCACCTTTTTGAACTTCATGTGCAGACACCATAGGATCAGGTAAGAACATATAAGGATCTACTGTTTCAAGTGAATTACCTTCAAAGATGATATCTTCAATAAACTGATTTTGACGAAGTTCTTCTTCAGAAAATTGATTCATCATTTGTTCATTGACTTTAAGTGCTCTATATCCACGCTTAACTTCCCAAGTTGGAACACCAATACCAATACCATATGCTAATGAATCACGCAAAACTGTATGAATTGCCAACGGAACTTTGTTCTTTATACAATGAAGTTTTACAGTAAGTTCAAGTAATGTTGAACCAATGATGTCTTCAGGACCAAATCCTTCATAACGAATAAGAGGATCTTGAAAAAATGCTAATGACAGATAAGTTAAAAGTGATTCCATTGTTGCATAAGAGTAAGGGAAAATCACTGTCACTGGCTTTGTGTAATCTTTTTTCTGAAGAGATTTTTCTTTATCTGTTAAAGATACATAAGTCGTGAGAAATCTATCAATCTCATTCCAGCTTTTAAATCTCTGTGTCATTACAGCACGAGAGTCAGTTGCACGACGACGAACTTCATCACGAATTTTTATATGAAGTTTTGACCCTGGACGAAAATCTAAGTCTCCTGGATAATCATAGTCATAACTTTCTTTCTTTGACCATTCAATTTCAGAAGAACTTTGTGCTCCAGTTATTGTATAAGGCATTATTTTATTCCTTCAAAATGTCCAACTGTAGTAACAGGTTTTGGCTTAAAGCCTTCATCTTAGTCGAATATAGTGTAATTATCTGGAACATTAAGTGTTTTACGACAAAAGGTTAAAAATCTTCTCAGTTCTTCATTGCAAGTTCTAGTGTGAATGTCTGCATTTCTTTGAGACTCTACTGCTGAACTGAGTCTACCATTTAATTCACTTAATGTCAACTGCATTTCAGTGGTTAGTTTTATATTTTCCATCTCTCCTCCTAAACCTCAGTAGCTACTACAATAAATGCCCACATTGGATCATTAGTCATAGCAACTGGTATAGATACACTGTAATCTACATCTATGTTTGGAGCAATAGCTATAGGAAAGGATTCTTTAGAATGTGCTCCAGTTCGATTAATGTCTAATTTTGTCTCATGACGAAATTCGTTAATAGAATCATTCCAATCTATGTTAAGTGTTACAAAGTTGTCTGAATCTGGTAAGTAATCTGCGTCAACAAGTTCTACACAACAAGCATGAGCTGAATCTGCGTAGATAGTTACTGCTGGAGTTACAGGCATTATTTGAATAGTGCAGTAGATGTTGGTTACTCCAGCCCTGATTTCTTTAGTTACTATTAAATTTTCAAAAGCACTTCCACCAGAATGAAAAGAACTATATTCATATTCACTATCAACTCCATCATAATCACGAATGTAGATTCTAACTGCATCTGCTGTATCAGCCCAAAGCCAGATATTAAACATCACTCTGTAACTGATGTATGTTGCTGGAGATGACAGTTGTTGAGATGCAAATGCCGCATTTCCAGCAGAGTTAGTTAAGGCAAGTGAATAAGTGCCACTTTTAACCTGAACTACACTTCGACTTACTGAATGACCTGTTCCAGAACATGACCAATCATCAGGTGGATCCGAAGTTTCAAAACTTGAATTAGTTAAAAGATTATCTCCCATCCCACGATTGCAAAGCATATAAATGAGAATGTTTATCATCGTTACATAATCAGCTTCGCAGACATTAGTAAATAATGTAGTGTTTGCTACTGCTGCAACTTGACCTACTGAAACTAATCTAACTTTGTTATTAGGTAAAATTTCAGATACTATACTTGTGATGTCTTCAAGTCTTACAGATTCAGCATCCTCAGTTGGAACTTCAGTCATTATTAATGGACGTTGATTAGGTGGAGATCCACTAAAGATCCCATCAGGATCTAATATTGGAACTGCATCATCATAGATGAATGGTCCCTGATCTCCAATCCAGTAATACTTCTGTGTCATTTATCTGAATCCCTTAATACAAATCTGTTGTTTAAAATCTCAAAAATCTTCTTTATATCTTCTTCAATTCTTTGAAGTCTTGCATCTAGCATTTTACTGCAATTAATTCTACGTTCTTCACAAAGTTTCGCTGGTACTTTATTTTCACTCCCCATGTATTTACCTATTATTCCTGTTAAAGTAGAAAGTAGTATTAATGCTAGTATCCATTCTAATGGTGTTAAAGATGGCATCATAATCTTCTCCAATCTCCTAAAGGCTCATCATCATATGTGAGATCTAGATAGTCTAATTCTGGATCATTATTGAAATCTTTTGAACTTAAATAACGTCCACCTATTTCTGACATCTCAATGAGATAAGCTAAACAGTCCATTATGTCCCAAAGTTTTGATCTAGGAAACATTAAAAGCTGTGCTTCTAGACGCTTTGTTGCTGGACAACTTGCATTGTGATATATATATCCACGACGATAATATGGAACGAGTTCTTTAATTCGCTCTTCCTTTTTCATTCCTCCACGAGCTTTAAGCCAGACAAGTTCATAAAAACTTCCACGTCTGGACATTTCATTTTTAATAGGTTGTTTGATGAATTCATTAAGAGAAGTTTCTTCAATTCCTATTGCTCTTGAGTTTGTTCTCTGTGCCATGTTAAATACTGCATCGTAGAGTTGATCTGGGTAAAATTTTTCAGATATTATGTCACGAACAAAATAACGTCCATTGTTAAGATCCATTCCTACATTGATGATTGCTGACTCTGCTGAATGAGTTTTTACAGTTTTAGCAGGATCAACTATGATGACATTTTCGATAGATTTATCTTTAGTTAGTTTTTCTTCTGTAAGATCAAGATCTTCTGGTTTTTTCTTATTCATATCAAGACAGTTGTAGTATTTAAACATATCTTGTTTGAATGAAGCATCAATAGTTGAAATGGGAAGATTACGAAATTCACGAAAGAATACATCAGTCTGACCAAGATTTTGAAAGTATTCCCAAAGTTCTTTAATATCTTCATCATTCTTAAAACTTGGAACTGTAGCTATAAAGTTATCATCACAAGCCTCAAATCTTTCACTATCCCAATCTTTAGATTCAAGAAGTTCCTGAAGAAGTGCATCTTCATGCTTGAGAGTATCAATGTAAACTATTTTCCAGTCTCGACTGTCTTGAGCAACAGCGTTCATCACTTCAGAATAAAACCAGTATTTAGTTTTTTTACGATACTCTTCAGAGTTAATCTCATCACCATCTTCAATATCATCTAAGATTATTAATCCAGGACGATCATTTTTGTAAAGAACTCCACGAACTTGTTGACCAGTACCACGTGGAAAGAGTAGTGTTTTATATGCTACCCAGGCTTTTTTGCTAAACACTTCTTCAAATTCAGTATCAACTCTCTTTGGTCTAAGAGGACCAAATACATCTTTAATGACTGCATTAGTAGCAAGTTCACGTCGAAGGTTTTCAGAATGAAGACAAGCCGCATCGAAAGATTTATTGATGTAAACTACAAATGGAGTTATGTTGAATATTATGTGTCTAGCCGCAAGTGCAAGTGCGACAATGGAAGTTTTACCATATCCTCTTGGTGCGGCAATAACTACTCTAGGTGAGTCATTGTCTATTTTAGTTAAAATACTTTTATGTAAAGACGCAAATGGTTTCTTAAAACGTTCTGGAAAGAACACCTTCGCAGTCATTTCTGTGCTGACTGAGCAAAGATCTAAGATTTTTTGAGTCTCTTCATCTAGTTGAGTTTTCATAAAAGTAATTAAGGAATATAAGTGTGAAGAACTTCTGCTGTGATAAAACCAGAATAAGTTGGATCTCCTGTCATATTAGCAAGTGCAATGTCGTAGTAGAGGTTTCTTCCTAAATAAGAAGGAGCTGATCCTGGTCCAAGTACAGCAATAAATGTTCCTTCAGAATAAGTTGTATCATCTGTAAGATCTAATTCTACAGCAGGTGTAAAGTATTTATTAGCAACTCCATCATTCCATTGAAAGGTTAATTGAAGTGTTCCAGCAGTTCCAACATCAACCATGTAAAGGTAATAACCTACACGAACTACTTGAAATCCACTAGTTAAATGATTTGGATTAGCATAAAGAACTGTTTGAGAGATATCTCCATCTTCAATAAGGATCTCTTCATACGCATGAGTGATTGATTTTTTTACATTAATATCATGCCAAGGATAATCTGGATGACCTAGAGTTACTTGAGAATTTACTGATGCTATGTCACTAGCATCTTGCAAAGCCCAAGTAGCATGAACATGAGGTCCGACATAAAGTCCATCAGGCCATGCACGAAGCATGATTTTAGAGTTAATTGTAGGTGTTCCACCTGGAGATGGTTTGTAGTATCTAATGAGTTCCCATGCACCAGTAGGATCAGCAAGACCAACACTTCCATAAGCTATATGATAACCACCACCTCCGTAACCTTCAC